TTCACCAAGCAGATAAACCTCGCGGTGGTCAACAATCAAAGCCACTAAGTTATCTGGCGCACCATCTTTAGATGAAAAAGAAATGTTGCTAGAAACAGGAGATAAAGCATTAGAAGCACCAAATTGCTGAGTATTTGGTCGGTTGTAAACAAAGTAATTGTCAACAATGTCAACAGTGGTTGCGCCTGAAAATGCACCATCAGTAGATGGAATTTGCGTGAAATTAAGGGCGTACAACGTTATAGATGCAATAGTCTGTGAAGCACTAACGGTGTAAGTTCCATTGCCTCCTGTGCCTGTTCCAAGGGCTGTAATCATGGTGTTTACAGTAACGCTTGGGCCTTGGATAGTTTGGCCAACGTAAAGCGTACCCGAAGTTACTGCCGTCACAGTCAAAGTTGTGCCTGCAATCGCGCCAGTAACCACCGCGCCTACTGCCACCGACGATAAAGACCTAGAGGTAACAGTTTGGGTTAAATTGATAGTGTATGTACCAACACCGCCTGTGCCAGAGCCTAATGCCGTTATAACGGTTTCCGACAATAATCCAACACCAAACAATGCTTGGCCAGCTGTGATTGTTCCACCGCTTGTAGCGGTAACAGTTAATGTAGTTCCCGAAATAGAACCTGTGAATGCAGCATTTGCGGGGTTAGAAATACGCCATGTATAGCGCTGTGCGCCATCAACAATGTAAACGTTAATACCGTTATCAGTGATACCAACACGACCACTTGTGGTGTTAAGCAATCCAACGATAGTAGGTGTAAATGAGGTATTTAATACATAAACATAAGGACCAACTACAGCAACCATTTGCTGGCCACCTGAGACAGTACGCATACCGCGCACTTCTTGGGAGTTTTGAAAGACAACCTTTGGCGTTAGACCTGGCGTTGGATACAAAGCAACCACGCCGCGATCGCCAGGCTGCTTAAGAGGATCAATCTCAGGATAGAAATTAATGCACTCCTGCGCGTCAGCATAGATCGACTGTGCGGTGTAACTCGGTCCAACAAAACCAAAATCAGCCATCTAGCTTCCTTTATCTAGCAAAACCACCGGACAAAATCCAACCAGCATCTTTAGCGCGTCCCACCAATAGCGAATCAGGGTAACGTGAGGTTTGTATTGGCCTCATGTTTGTGCGCTTAATTGTTGCTTTAGCCTGCGCCGCAAAACCTTGGATCATCGCTATTTGGACTTGGGAGTTCTTGCCATACATAGGCATCAAACGTTCAGCCAAACACCATCTAAGGCACATTGCGTAGGCTTGTGGCAGAACAATTGTGTCGTTAATGGATGAGTACCGGCGAAACACGGTATCAGCAAACAAGTGCATTTCACCTTGGCTAGGGTTTGGCCATACAAAGATGTTTCCTAGCAACTCGGTGGGCTGGTAATACAACGCTTTTGGCCAAGGACCCGAAAGAGTCTTTAAGCCAATCATTTCGTAATCTTCTAACGCAAGAATGGCAACTGGGTAGTCAAGACCACCATTTACGATTGGCACACCGTTTGAATTAGTATTAATCCGTACGAAAGCAGAATTAATAACCAAAGGGCGCTCATAGTAAGCGCTGATTGTTGTAGACGCAGCGGTTTGAGATACGTTAACGGTATATGTTCCAAGTTCGTTGACATTACCGCCGGCTCCTGTAACAAACCCTGTTATCTGAGTTCCCGCCATAATTCCTGTGCCGCTAAGAAATTGACCTGTAGCGATTGCGCCTGAATTAATGGCGGTAATTGTTAAAATGGTTCCATCAATGCTACCGACAAAGTTAGCGCCGATCTGACCAGTTGGTCCAATGGTGTATTGCGATTGGCCTGGCGTAATGGGAAACACAATCTCAGTCTTATAAAAGACCATCATGTCCTCGTTTGACCATTGGTCAAGCAAGTCGTTCATCATGTCAAAAGCGTCTTGAGCCGCGTCCGAGGTCGGTGTCTCGCCAGTCTCTAAAGCGCCAATGTCTTTTAGAGCGCGTGAGATTATGTCGATGGGCTGGGTCATGTTGTTCCCTTAAATATTGGGCGTGAATGTCTGTGGCAACCAAGGAGCCACCACAGGCATTTGTGTTTTTAACTGCTCATCTAATCTAGCTTTAATGGTTGCGCCAATCTCAGCGTCCACCCAAGCAATAACCATTTCCTCGGTTACATCATCAAATGGCGTATTTAACTTAGGGTCTAGGAATGTCCAGTACCCTTCAGTCTCTACTGTTTGCTCAACACAATGGTATTTAGCTTTTGTGATTAAGCCGTCCTTTGCGTAAACTTCTGTTATTGACCAGTTCACCAAGGTACTCCCACGGCAGTTGTTGGGGCTTTCTTTGCGGCAATTTCTGCAGCAAGGTTTGCTTCAATAGCCTCAACATCCAGCTTGTCTTTAACCCATGCAATGACTTGAGCCTCGGTCAGCGATTCATAAGCAATAAAAGAATCACCACGTTCAAAGCCTACTGTGCCGTAAGAACCAGCAATGTGTTCGCCATCAACAGCGTTAACTGTGTAATGGGCAGTAATTACCAATCCATCAGAAGTTTGGCGGTCAAGTTGTGCAATTTTCCAAGTGGTGGTCATTTTGCTTCCAGTGCAGTAATGCGGGTTGTCAGGGATTGGATGAGGGCTTGCTGTTCTTGGATGCACTTCATAAGCGCATATTGCAAGTCGGTTTGGTAAATAGACAAGCGCATTTTTGGTTCATCATCTTTAGCCGCCCAATTACTCTCCATTACCAACTCAGGTGCAACAGCTTGCACATCTTGAGCAACAACACCCAAAGTTAAACCATCATCTTCCTCAAGATTTTGGTCAACGTAATTAAACGTCTGAACAGGGATGGCGCAAATCTTTGCAAGGTAGTCGCCTGCTGGCGCAAAGTTTGTTTTCTCTCTGCGGTCTGATAGGTTAACGTTGTTTGCTGAATAGTTTGCAATACCGCCATTTGAACGAATTGACACTCTATTAGTAGTCGAATCATCAAGCCTTAAAAATTCATTACCAGTTCCATTAGGAGATGCGGCGCTGTACTGTATGTAATATCCAGAAGGAGATGCGTTACTGTTGTTATTTCTTGCTAAATAACTATTAACAGAACCGACTACATTAAATCTTTCACTAAATCCTGAACTCGTAGTCCCCACCAGCAAGTTACCGCTGGAGTCGATACGCATACGTTCTGTTTGAGAACCAAGCAATGCCGCACCAGTTGAAAATGCCATTCCTCCATACCCACCAAGATTTAAAAAAGTTCCTGATGATGAAACACTGTTTGCGGCTCCTCGCCAAATACCTACAGCTTTATCTGTTGAATTACCATTCCCTAAAACAACAAAGCCAGTACTTTCTGAACTTGTATCTGATACTTTTAAAACAGCACCAAAGTCTGTACTGCTTGAAACTTGAAGTTTTGCATTAGGCGAAGCAGTACCAATCCCCACATTAGTGCCATCAAACACAAAAGTTGACAGGGTGGTGGGCTGACCGCTTGAGTTAACGTAATTAATACCGTTATTATTAACAGCCGCCAAAGATGCCATAGTTCCTGCAAATGCTGGCACATTTATATTTAACGTAGACGCGGTGTTAGGGCCAACCAAATTGACTTGACCCCCTAAAGCTGATTGAAAGACTAGTTGACCCATGATGTTTCCTTAAGGTGCAATGATAAGCTGAGATGCCGTTAAAGCACCTGTGCTTGGGGTAAATTTGAGTTTAGTAGATGTTACAGTGATTGGCAAATTTCCAGTATTTGCGCTTACAAACGTTGGATACCAAACAGCCGCAGATGCTGTGTTGTCAGTTACCTCAACGTTACTTGCATTTGCTGCAGTACCACCAATCGACAAACCTGATGCAGTACCAGTGATATTTGTGCCAACCAAAGCTGATGGCGTACCCAAAGCAGGGGTTACTAAAGTGGGGCTAGTAGCTAAAACTACATTACCGCTACCTGTAGAACCTGTCAAAGTTGGCGCAGTTGGTAGACCCAAAGCACCTGTAGATGTAACAAACTGAGGCGTTGTGGTGGTGTTTCCAGTTAAGAATAACGTTGTGTTAAGCGCTGACTGATAAGGTATTGACCCAATCGCACCACCAGCCAAGTTTGTGGCGGTTGTTGCTGTTACCGTTGCCCAAACAAACCCTGTGCCGTTATATTGCAAATAAGTGGTTGCAATAGTTGGCGCAGCAATGAATGATGTAGCGCCAGCACCAGTGTTATATGGAATCTGTAAATTTGTGCCGCCTGCAATGTTTGTTGCACTTGAAGCCAAACCAGAAAAATTACTGGCGGTCAATGTGCTTGTGCTTGGGACAAAACTTAACTTTGTAGATGATGTGGTTGCTGGATTGTTACCTGATGTTGCAGACGACAAAACTGGGTAATAAGTAGAAACCGAACTAGTGTTGTCAGTTATTGCAATGTTTGTGGCGTTTGTTGCCGTTGTTGCTGTTGTCGCAGACCCAGCAGAGCCATCAATGTTTGTGCCTGTCAAGCTGATTGACCCTGATGCCCTGTTAAGCAATACCGCAGTTGTTCCGATGTAAACCGTAGAATTACCCAAAACAGCGCTAGGGATAGTCCCTGACAAGTTACCCGCTGTCAGACTTGTCAGACTTGCGCCCGAACCACTGAACCCTGTAGCCGTTAAAACGCCTGTAGAGGGGACATATTGCAACTTGGTGGAACTGACATACTCAGTAGTCAAATTACCCGCTGTGGCGGCGGCAAATAAGGGATAGCGGGTGCTTGCAGTGGTTGTATCGTCTGTTACCGTGGCATACGCCGTAGGCGTAACCCAAGTGGGTACGCTTGTGCCATTGCTTTGCAAAACTTGACCAGTTGTTCCAGCCGCCGTGAATCCTGTTGCCCCTGCGCCTGATTGATAAGGAACTGCGCCAGCAACGCCGCCAGCCAAGTTAGTTGCGGTGGTTGAAGTGGTTGCCGATCCAACTGACAAAGTAGATTGCGCCACATATTGAGGGGCAGATGCGCCAGCGGTCAGAACATAGTTTGTTGTTCCCAACGCAAGCATGGCAGTGGTTGCCGCAGCCGATTGGTACACCAGCGACCCTGCCGCACCGCCTGCAACATTTGTTGCTGTGGTAGCTGTAGCCACCGCACCTGACACGATTGACCCCAAAATTGAGGTTAACCATGTGGGATTTGAATAAGAACCTGTGGAATACAGCCCGTTTGTAACTGTGGCTGAATTGCCTGTAATGCTGATGCCCCATGTACCAGAGGCATTTGTTCCTGTGATAGATGGTGCGCCAACTGTGTTGTAACTTACCGTGACAGCCGCGCCACCATTAAAAGTTTGTGGAGAAGTACCACCAGCACCGCCAGAATTGATCGTAAGGCTATTTGTGACGCTTCCAGCACTTGTCGCAGTAGCCGCATTGCCGCCAATAGATAAACCGCTTGCAGTGCCTGTTAAATTCGTTCCAGCACCGCTGAAATATGTGTTAGCAGTAACAACAGTGCCAGTAACAGCCGCCGCCGTAGTTGCGCCAACAGTTGTTCCATTGATCGTGCCGCCTGTAATTGCTACAGCATTAGCGTTCTGGGTTGACATTGTGCCAAGCCCAGACACTTGTGAATTGCTAATTGCAATGTTGGTATCAGCCAGCGCGGTCAATTGACCCTGTGCATTCACAGTAGCGGTCAAAGTCTTAGATGCCGAGCCTACCGATGCCGCGGTCACGCCAGTGTTGGTAATGCTGAAAGTATTGGACGCAAGAGTTAAGCCTGTGCCAGCAAAATATGAGCCTGTACCTGAGAATTGCACCCAAGGCATTGCAGTCACGCCAATTGTGCCGCTAGCGGTAGCAGTACATACCCAACCAGTGTTAGCCTGACCGCCGTTCAAAATGACGGTGTACGCCCCTGGCACTTCCGACCACACATCCATATCGGTGGATCGAGTCCAAGCGCTAGCAGATGCGATGTAGATACCATTTTGGGAACTTGTAGACTGGTTCTTTACAAGCACTCGGTCACCAACCACAGTCGTGTAAGTGTCAATTGTCTGCAAACCAGACAAGGTGATATTTACCGTGGTAGCTACCGCACAAGCGGCTTTAGGTCCTAGACCCTGTGCAACCGTGTCAACATAGAATTTATTGGCAATATCGGTATTTGCCGATGGGGTCGTGCTAATTGACCCAGTGGTAGTAGATATATTAGTAAAAACACCAGTAGACGGCGTGATTGACCCGATTGGGCTTGAGTCAAGCGTACTAAGGGTAATTGCCAAACCCGACTGATTAGGGTTAAAAGAGGCAAAAAAAGGCTGACCCTGACCGATAAAGGTCTGGAACGTACCATCAACCGCAAAATATGCCTGAACAGGCAATAAGTTTTGGTCTAGGACTTTGGCCGGATCAGCCATGCCTACTCCTTAAGATTGGTCAGCAGCGGGTGTCACATACAGAATGCCAGCAGTAGCGGAATTGCTCTTAGCTGTCAAATAGAATGGTGACGTTGGGGTTGCCAAAATAAGCGGTGTATTCATGGCGGCAGGTAAAACAAAGTCGCCATTTGTGCCATCAACTGGAAATGTGGGTGCGCCGGGATCGGCAGTTCCCCATCTAACAGCGATTGGTGCTGCGCCCGTGTTCAAGAACGCAGTGTAGTTAATCTGGTCGTTAGTGTTATCAGCAATTAACACAGCCGCATGAGCCGTATTAGTCACTGATAACGCAACTGTCTGACCAGCGTTTCTCTGGACTGATGACTGTGCCATTACAGTTGAGCCACATGAATGATGCCGAAGTTCAAAGTCAAAGCCTCAGACAATGAGCCTGCGCTTGCGTTTGAAATGACAACTGTGAATGAACCGTTTGCAACAGCGGCAACGCTCAACAGATATGTACCAGCAGTTGTAGCGCCAGAAGCCAAGGCAATAACTGGAATGTCGTAAGCACTAACAGCACTGTTTGTAACCACAAAAGCCACTTCAGCACCAGCCGCCAAAGCCGCGTTATTGGTCACAATTTGACCTGCCGCCGCATTGATGGTAACGCCTGTTGATTTGCTGGTTAATTGAGTTACAGAAGAAACCGCTGTTGATGGTGAGCCAGTTGTGTAGCCCATCTGACCACTAACTGAGTTAACCAAAGAATAAGTAGCGTCAATAATATCTTGATCAAGATATGCAACGCCAATTGCTTGAGTATTAGCCATGATGATTCCTTTACAGAATGAATTGATTGTACTTTAAAAACAGAAAAAGCCACCCCTTTTGAGAGTGGCTTTCTCTCAGGTCACATTGAATCAGCTATATGTGCTGAAGTCGTAACCGTAGACATAAATGTCCACAGTTCCACCAGTTACAGCAGTACCGACCTTAACGTACAAAGTTTGTGCGGTCAGGGCAGTAGTTTTTGTTCCAGCAACAACAGTTGCGTTAGTAACGTAAGTTGAGCCAGTGTTGCTGGTCAAAGTTGCGTTAGTAACGATTTCTGTGCCGCCGCCTGCTGGTGCAGTCCAAATGGCCAATGCACCAGAGCTAACGTCTTTGTTAGCGTTGGTGATAGCTACGTTCTGTACGCAGTAAGTAGTGACGTTCTGTGCAGGCAAAGTGACAGTCGAATCGCCGGTAGCGGAGATGGGAATGCCAGTTGCCACAAACAACAAGCGGATAGCTTGGTTAGTGGCCAGATTGCTAGGGTGGATTGTGGTGACGCTATTAGGTGCAGCCATGATTATTTCTCCTGTTTGGGTTAATTAAGCTGCAACGCGGCAGGCCAACTCGGGGTACAAAGGCGCCCAACCGTACAACACATCCAAGCGAGTCGGGATCGAATCGTTGTTAATGGTGTACTGGCGAACAACACGCATTGACAGACCAATTTCCTTGTCAGAGGCGCGACCAGCAAAATGGACTCCCTCGGGCAATTCCAGGTCGGCCACAGCCAAGCAAAACGCATTGCGGTGCATGATGATGTTTTGTGGAGATACAGTGCCGGTGTTGTTGAAAGGCGTAACGGTAGAGGCGCCAGGCGAGGTGACAGACACGTTTTGGAACTGTCCTGCGGTGATGACAGCGGGACTGACGGTCACAGAGGTAGTACCAGAAGTTGCCACGGTCACAGCAGAGGTAACGACAAAGTTACGCAGCTTGTTAGAGCCGTAAGCCTGACGGTTTTGGGGGTTAACCGCATACACGTTAGCGATTTGGATAACGTCACCTTGTTGCAACGATGCAGTGGCGGTTGTGGCCGACAAAGCAATAGTTGAAGTAGATGCCCAGCCGCTGGTCAAGAAGCCAGTTGCGGTAGAAGTGTTGCAAGAAAGAACGGCGGTGGAATAAGAGCCAAAGGTTTGGCTAACCACGTTCTGATCCATCTTCCAATTCATACCGGCAGAGTCGCGACCCATCAAGCCCTTGCGATATTGCTCGCCAATAGCTTCTTGAGGAACGAACAAGCCTTTCAAGCTGTCCACAATAGTGGCAGATGTAAAGGGTTCAACGATACATGAACGACGACCGTCACGTGGAGCGCCTTCAGCGTCCAAGTAAGCAGCAGCGGTCAAATATGTAATCAAGCCGGTGGGAGGTGTGCCAGCAGTACCGACGATATTGGCGGTATTGTTCTTGGCCATAACCAAACCATCACGGTCGATCTTGTTGGCGATAGCAGCTACAGCAGGCTTCAACACGCGGTCGCTAAACATATCCAAGGACAAAGCCAAGTCTTGTGTAGTGAACTGTGTATCAACGTGGAACTGTGTACTCAAGGTTACAGGAACGCTTGTCTCGTTGAAATCTTCAACGTTCAAAGCAGGGCCGGTTGTACCAATAAAACGACCAGGACGGCGGACGTTAACGGTGTTACCGATTTTTGCGCCTACGACAGCGAATTGGTCGTCATAGTTGCGGTCGACTTCCGAGGTGAAAGTCAATTCGTTTTCCAAAACCATCAACGCTTCGTTGGTGATCTTGGAGATGGTTAGCAGTTGATTTGCCATTTAATTTCTCCAAAAAAGATTAGGTTTAC